TCATAGTGTATACGATAAGGTCCTACTATATCTACACCTACATCATCGGGTGTGAGGCTATCTAAGAATTGAGTTACATTACGCTTGACACCGTATACATCTTCAGTCACATTTTGTTCTACAGGAACATAAGCAGGTAATTTTTTAAGTCCTTGTTGTTGTGCTTGGTACACTCTATGAAAACCATCTATTATAGTAGTACCATTACTATGTACAATAATGGGGTCACTAAAGTTAACACTATGTTCAGTATCAATATCTATAACTCTGTTGAATGGATCATCAAAACTATCAATGTCTAAAGTCATAGGATCAACGGTAGTCAACTTCCATTTATGATTTTTGATATACTTTTCTGTAGCAGGACTAAGGTTTCTACCTACCGTCAAATCACTTTCCCATAGTTGCCCATCTTCACCACGATTTTTATTCCAAAACTTTGCACCTGCCTCTGTTTGATCCCAACTACGGTGTATAGCATAACCCTTACTCTTAACATAATCATACATAGTCTTTGCTATACCCCGTCCTCTATATTTTTCATCAACATATAGGTCTAAAGGTTCTAATTGGCGGTAGTCAAGTATATCAAATAGTACACGTCCTATCTCTTTTTTAGATTTCGGTATAAAGGCACTAACATTTATTTGATTATAAAAACCATGTACAGTTATTTTGAACTCTAATCCATCAAAGTCTTCCAATGGACCTTCCTTTGGTTCAGTTGAGTATTCAACAATAAATTCTCTGGCTCTCATTAACCCTGTATCCAAGTCAATGGTTGACTATAATCTACATAGTTTTTAAGGTCTAACAGTAACTGGTCTTGCATTGCTTTTGCTTCACCTTTTAATGCACCACCATTTAATTGTGTGCCACCACCTGGTCCTGCAATCGTTGCAAACTTTTCACGTGCCTCACCTAGTATTAGTTTCAATTGACTAAGTGTCCAATCTCCTATCCAAATACCGGCACCTGGATCTTGTAATAATTCACTTTCAGGTCTCTGAATATCAGCCCAAATCAATATCTGTTCTCCTGAACCCTTTGTATTGCGTACTAATCGAATTTGTTTTGTTACTGGATTGAAAGTATAAACTAAGTAACCACCAAACATACGGGCGGCTAATTCTATGTATCCAGCATAGAAATCGTATGTTGCTAATCCACCTGCATAGTTATAGTTAAGCAAATATGTATTAAGAATTGCGCTACTGAAGGGGTCAAAACTGCTACTGCTAGGGCCTGTTTCTAATCCTATTGTTCTACGGAATACTGTTCTTACATTAATAAACTCAGGAGGCAATGTATAAGTGTCAACATGTGCCTCTAATGTCATTAATGTATATGATTCTGTAGTAGCATTTTGAGCACGTTGGCGATAAATTTTTACTGCATAATTATATGCAGCTTCAAAATGTTCAGGGTCTAGTTCTAAATCTACGATTCCGTCACCTAAACGCAATCTTAGATTTTTAAATAATTCTTGTTTAAGTTCTTCTAAACTTTGAGTAGCCATGTAAATCTCCAGATATATTATTTATCTGGAGACGGGACTAAATTACAAATCGCCCTTTCTGCGGTTCTCACTATAGTATACATTAAAACTACCGCCCGGATAGCGTGATTCTAATTTCTTTACATTTTCATTGATTACATCATTAGGATCTAGGCGAAGTGCCCTACATGCGTTAATCCAATACCACATAATATCACCTAATTCACGTTTCATGTGGTATACATTTTCATCATTTAATGGTTTTCCCTGAAAATACATTTTCTTTGGAATCTCACAGAACTCACCTGTTTCTGCCGCTAATCCTAACGCCGCGGTCAAAAGCAAAGGTACATTAATATCAGGACCATGCTTATCAGTCTCATAATTAAAACTACCGTCTAGTTCGTCTAGTCTATTAATGAATGTAGTCAAATCATTACTTGGTTGGCTTGTTACTGCTTGTACAAAATCACTATATTTTTTTAAATCCACATTCATGGCATACTCCATGCGTCAAAAATTATAACACTACCTACGAAAATCATAATAACTCCGTTATTAGTTTGTCCTGTGATAACTGAATTTACTCCAAGTAATAAATTTAATATACCTAGTGTATAACCAATTTTTTTGCGGTTTTCACTAAACCAAAATACAAGTTTATCCATCATTTTATTAAATCCTTAAACATTTCTTTTCTACCATTAGTGCCTAGTTGATTATCAAAAATCTCTTTACATCTTTGTAACATAGCACAAGCCAACATAAGCATATCTTCGTGGTTATCTGTTAACTGTATAGTCTTATCTATGACCTCCATCATCTCCAACATTCTTTTTCTTATTTGTTCATCGTCCATCAAGTATACTCCAACTTAAATAAATCGGTATCTTCTGGTATAATTTCAATATTCAATTCAGGTTGTTTTTTAATATAACCATTTAATACATCAGAACCATATCCTGAAATACCATGTGCTTTTTTATGACACTTGTAAATACTACCACTACTGCCTTCAAATAAGTAATAATCACCGTCCTCAGACACTTTAGTAATGCCCGAGTTCATACGCCAACTATCACTACCTAGATAACCACCATACCAACTACCGAAAATACGATAGTGAGGTTGTTCGCCGTTGATTTTTATCACTAGCCATTTATCTGGATTATAATTACTCATTAGAATGCCTTTAAAATAATCATATTTTCATTAAAGCGTCCATTAGGGGTAGCCGCAACTGCTTTAATGTCTTTAAAATACTTACGGGCTGCGGGCTTGCTACCCATTACTTCTTTAATTTGTTCACCCGGTTTGCGTAGTGTTTTAATTTCGCTAGTGTTTGTATCAAATCCTAATATAGTATTGCCTTTAACAGTAAATGTTTTACTATATTCATCGGCGATATAATGATGCAATTTGCGTTTTGCAGTATCATATACCCATGCCTCACTACTACCATGCAACTTAGTTGGATGCACACTAATCAAGTCAAGTTTGTTAACAGGGTCTTTAAACTCTTTGAGGTACTTAAGTTTTGCTACAATTTTCTCAACAGGTACAGCCTTGCGTTTGCGAGGTGTTTTGTTTGCTTTCTTAATACTGATATAACTGTTTAGGTCACTAAGTACCTGCTCAATAAATTTAAGTGTGTTACGCAATTTAACTTTGCCCATATAACTATAGGCTTCTGATAATTGCTCGTCAGTACCTTCAATGACCTGATCAAATTCATTAAGTTTTCTTTTCCAAATTTCAACAATCAATGGAATATGTTGTGGCATGACATTGAATTTACTTACAGTATCTACTACTTTAATTGATGTTTTTCCCTCAGTAATAAATTCATCAAACATAGCCTCAAGTTCACCCGCGGCGTCTTTTGCTTTACCACGCATAATTTCTTGTACATTGGGGCGATTGACTTCTTTAACTTCTTCTTTTTCAACTACTTGTGGTTTGTTGACCAGTTTAAGCAATCTAGTAATTTCATTTTGTAGTGTAGCCTCTTCATGTTCATTGAGTTGTAATCCACGCAATGTCATACGGGCTAACCAGCACAATGTCATTAAATATTCTTTTTCATCTACCTTGCGTAGAATTTTAGCATCCTGTATTCGGTCATGATGTTCAATATATTGAATCAACAAGTCCTTTGCATCTTTTTTACTGTAAAAACGGTTATACCACGTGAAACTTCTAGTAAGTGCTATATTACGGGTTTCACTATCAGGTTGCATAGGAAAATAAGGTTCTTCGCCCATATACTTAGTGTCTGCGTCTTTTGGGCTAAGTGCCTTAACAAAATGGTCACTTGTTTGCTTGGGTTTGCGAGTTGCCATAGATACTCCTAGTTACGATACATGTATTATACAGTATATCCTATTTATTGTCAACTATATTTTTGTAATACTTATTACTACAAATATGCTGATAAATACACTATTAATGGATAAATTATGCCTAGACTAAGCCTATACCGTAGCGAAAAATCAAACGACTATAAATTTTTTGATAGGACAATAGCAGAAATGCTAGATGTTGGGGCGACCGATTTATATATACACAAATATATTGGTTTACAAGACAATGGACCTACAAATAGTTTAAGCACCCCAAGACAACAAACCCCTGATCCTACTAAAATACAAGATTTATTATTCTTAGAAAATCGTGACCGTGTATATGACAAAGACATTTATAGATTGCGTGGTCACTATAATGTTCAAAACTTAGATTTTGATTTAAGTCAATTTGGATTATTTTTAAATAACGATATTCTTTTTATTACTATACATTATAATAAAATGATAGATATAGTTGGTCGTAAATTAATGGTAGGTGATGTAATTGAATTACCACATTTAACTGATTATCACCCACTTAACGAAACTATTCCTACTAGTTTACGCAGATATTATCAAATTACAGATGGTAATTTTGCTAGCGAAGGATTTAGTGTTACATGGTATCCTCATTTATGGCGTATTAAATGTGAACCATTAGTAGATACACAGGAGTTTAGCAATATATTAAAACAACCCACTAATACAGATAATTATTTAGGCGATTGGAACAAGACTAGCACTTATGTACCAGGGTATGTCGTGAGTTATGGTGATAAAAATTACACACCTGTAACTCCATTACCAAATGGACTAACAAGTGTACCCCCAGGTACACCTTGTACAGACACAACATACTGGAAATTAGATACTGTTGATAATCTAAAAGACATACTAGGCCGTTATAATCAAAACATCAAAGTTAATGATGCTATGATACAAGAAGCGGCAAGAATTGTACCTAAATTAGGATATGATAGAAGTCAGTTATTTCTTGTACCTACTGATCCTAATAGTGGTCAACCGCAATTACCAAAGAGTATATTAACTAGTTTTGGTAGCCCATTAATTGCTACAGTAAAAATGGTACAAGGGTCAGGATATAGTCCTAGTCCCGGTATCGTAATTGGAGCAGGTGCACTTAAAGACTTTTTAGATAAGCCAATTGGAAGTAGTGACTTACTAAAAGCATTTATGAATATCGCACTTGAAGTAGAACAAGTTGAAGCCGATGTACTAGACACAGGTAGTGGTCAAGTATCTGGTGATTTTGTATTAGCAGTAAGCGCAAGTAGTGTTATTAATACTGCATACGGTACTAGTGATAACACATACTCAGTTGCAAGTGATTATCCAAGTAGTATAGTAACTAGTAATGTAACCCCTGCAGGTAGTACAACTATAAGTGTATTACAAAGTCCTAAAGACGCACATGAAGGTATTGACTTGACCGCAACAATTACAACACTAAATGGGCAGACTGCTGAAGTATTTGATACAGGTACTATAATTGTTAGCAGAGATTTAGTAGCAAGAACATTTACGATAAACAAACCTACATTGTTTACTATGCCTGCAAATACAACTATAACTATAGCAGGTAAAAGTTTTACGGGTGTTGTGACACCACAGATGGATTATCGTGCTGACGCTGATCCAAGATTTAAGTATGTAGTAAATTATACTCCATTAGGATTTGGTTATAGTGGTGGATACATGACTGGTGACGGTACTGCTCCTAACGGATTACCATTTGAGAGCGGAGTACAGTTCCCAAGTAATCCTAACTTAGGTGATTATTTCTTGCGTACTGATTATCTACCACAAGTTATGTACCGTTATGATGGTACACTATGGGTTCAAATAAGTGTTAATGTCCGTAGCGCACCTGGATCTAATAGTAATCAAACACAAATCGGTTCGTTCATTAATAACACCGCAACTACTACACTAACAGATGGCACAGTTGTACCACAAAGTCAACCACTATCATCATTATTCAAACTAACACCAGATTAAGGTAAACAATGGCACAATATTTTTATGACGCACAGGTTCGTAGATTTTTAATTCAATTTGCTAGAATCTTTAGTGACTGGAATGTAACAAAAGGCAACGATCCTGCAGGCAATCCTATTATTGTTCGTGTTCCTATACAATATGGAGATGCAAGTAGAATGGCTTCTACTGTACAAGCTAATAATAGTGCAAGTAGTTTACCAAGCGCACCATTAATTAGTTATTATATAACTGGTTTGGAGTACGATCAAAAAAGAACACAAGATCCTTATTTTATTGATAAAGTTAGTGTACGACAAAGAACATATAATAATGTCACACAAAGTTTTGAACAAACACAAGGCCAAGCATTTACTGTAGAAAGAGTGATGCCAGTACCCTATACACTAAGAGTTAATGTTGATTTTTGGACAAGTAATTACAATCAAAAATTAGAGTTGATAGAACAATTAGGAGTGTTGTTCAATCCTAGTATGGAAATACAAAGTACGGATAACTTTATTGACTGGACTAGTTTAAGTGTTGTATATCAAGATGGTCTTACATTTAGTAGTAGAACAGTAGCGGCTACTACAGGTAATCCTATAGATATAATGAGTTGGAAATTTTATATGCCTATATGGTTGAGTACACCTGCTAAAGTTAAGAAACTTGGCGTCATACATAAAATTATTGCAAGCATATTTCAAGGTAATGCGTTGACTGATATGCAAGACGATCATTTGTTATTGGGCACTAGAGAAAAGATTACTCCATATGGATATAAGTTGTTGTTGATAGGAAATACATTACAAATATTACCAGCAAATCAAACATTCTATCCCGATAATAGCAATATTGATTTACCACCCAATCCTAATACAACATTATATTGGCATAGTGTTTTAAATGTATATGGTACAGTTAAACCAGGTATAAGTCAAATATGGTTACAGAATCCACATATGGAAACTGATATTGTGGGTACTATAAGTTATAATCCAGATGATGATAGAATATTAATTTATAATATTGACAAAGACACATTACCACTGAATACATTAAAGAGTGTTGACAGTATCATTAATCCGCAATTAAAAGGACCTGGCTATGGGTTGCCTGATCCTATACAAGGACAAAGATATTTAATAGTTGAACCTATAGGTAGTAGTAAAAATTCTACCATTGATTATAGTGTATGGGGTGGTGTTGTTGCCAACGCAAATGATATTATTGAATATAATGATACTACACACATGTGGGAAGTTAGTTTTGATAGTATGAATTCAACCGTAGTTGAGTATGTTACAAATCTAACTTCAGGAGTACAATATAGATATGCAAATAACTCTTGGATGAAGAGTTTTGAAGGTTGGTACGATCAGGGCGACTATAACATCGTAATTTAATGGTCAACAATAACTATGATAAATCATAGTATGATGAACAATTCAGGTGGTGTTTTCTTTTATGCAGAGAATACAAAAAGATTTTTATATTTACTACGGTCAGATCCTAAGAATCAAGGTAACTGGGGTATTCCCGGTGGAAAAATAGAAGAAAACGAAACACTATTAGAGGGTGTTAAGCGTGAGTGTATTGAAGAATTAGACTATTTTCCGACTGATGCTAAATTAATACCAATACAAAAATTCATAAACAAGCAATTTGTTTATCATACATTTTTTTGTAAAATAAAAGATGAATTTATCCCAACACTAAATGAAGAACATGTGGGTTATTGTTGGGTATATTATGAACAATATCCAAAACCAATGCATCCAGGATTATTTAATACAGTAAATTTTGATGTGGTACAAAACAAATTAACAGAGTTGGTAAAAAAGGTAGCATAAGCTACCTTTTTATTATGTGTAATTAAATTAAGCGTTTGCTAATTTAACATTTACACTTGCTGTTGGTGTACCAAATGTCCATGGAACACTTGAATCTGTGGCAAATTGTGTACCTGTACCTTGAGTTACTGTAACACGGCGTCCACTGATCTTAGTAACATAATATGTACCACCTGCACTATCTGTAGCAACTATAGTCATTTCTCCTTGTGCTGAAACAGCACTAGATTTTAATGTACAAATTGCTGTACCATCTGCTGTTTTTACTTTGAAACGCTTTGTGCTGCGTTGTTTAATAATATCAGCAGCTTTACTTGTACCACCACTTGTTGTTTTAGCATAAGGAACAATTGCGTTCTCTTGGTTAGTACTACTACCAACATTACCTGTATCTTGTGTCAATACGATTGTACCGGCTGGTACAATACCTACTGCACTATTTGCTAATGTTACTGTAAATGTTTCATTACCAGTATAACCAGAACCTTTTTCTGTGATTGGTGCATCTACTATTTTTAGATATGCATCAATTAAGAATGTGTTTGCTCCTGCTACCTGTTAGTTTAGTGATATTAACACCTTGTGTATCTGTAAGTAGTGCTCCTGTGTTTCCTGCATTAGTAACGGTAAATGTAGCATTTGTACCACTTGTGCTTGCAACTGTAATTACAGAACTAGGAACTGCGGGTAATGTATATGTATCACCTACGTTTAACCCTGCTTTACCAGCACCTGTACCTACACTAGCGACACCATAGAATAGATCCCAAGTTGCTTGTACACCGCCAGGTAATGTTGGAGCAGGTAATACTAATCCTCCTAGTGGTAGTCCATTGACTGGTAAAAAGTTACCATAGTTTGACCAGTTAATGCTTGCAATGCCTTCACCACCGATTTTATCGTCACCAGTACCTGTTGTACCAATGTTACGGTTACCGAAATATTTTTGACTTAATTTTGCCATTTTATTTTTCCTTTATGTTAATGGGCGTTCTAGGCCTACGCAGTGGCTTACTGCGTAAACTCTTATAGAGCGAACTATGTATTTATGATTAATCTGAAATTATGGACGTAACCAAGCAGCTTGAAAGTATGATTTAATCAAAAAACCAGATCTAAATGTATTCCAAAAACCATTTGGTGCATTTGTATAATATTCTAAAATACAATGAAGTGTTTCTCCCTGGTTTAATCTTACCAAAGTGCTAACCGATGATGCATCAAATACTCCTGCTGCAACGTAACCACCGTTTACTGGTACTACTACCCCTGCTAATTCTAAATATGGGCCTGATGCTATCTGAGTGGTATTTTTATACAATACTAGTGCCCCGTGACTTATATAATTAAATACTTGTTGTAGTTGATTATCAGCTGGCGCAACGCATACATCTGCACTAACTTGATAAAATCCAGTCCGAGGCGCAGTAAAAACTCCAGTAGCATTATTATAACCTGCCCCTATATTAAAAGAAACATCATCATATATTAATGGTAGTGCTGAAATAGAAGCTAATAAATTATTTACATTTAGATTAGGGGACGTTGGTACCGGTTGTCCAGTGGCTATAGTTGCGATAAACGCAGGACCATATGCATCGGTAATTCCATAACCTGATATTGTTGTGGGTGTACTTGAAACACCTGTCCAAGGAACCACAGTTGCTGATCCAGCTGAACCTGAACTTACTGCATAAGTAGCATTTGCCACTACACCAGTTACATTAGCACCATTCAAACTAGTTAACCTACTACCATTACCTACAAAATAATTGCTAGTAATTAAATTAGCACCATCTACATTACCAGTTGTAATATTGCCTGTTACAGACAAACTAGTTAAAGTACCAGTTGAAGTAATGTTTGGTTGTGCAGCAGTTGTTACAGTACCTGCAGTTGTAGCACTACTTACAGCACCTGATACATTACTACCTAAAACTGAATATGCGTTGCCTGCATTAAGTGCATATCTAGCATTACCTATGATACCAGTAAAGTTTGGTATATAGTTTGCATTCATAAATGTTTGGACATCTAAATTTCCAAACATACTTCCTGTACCTGATACAGTAGCCCAACTTAAATTACCTTGACCATCCGTTACTAAAACTTGGTTAGTAGTACCACCTGTAATTTTTACATTACCAATAACACCTAGTCTGGTAACACCACTAACTGTTAATTCATTTAATGTTCCTACATCAGTAATATTAGGTTGGCTTGCAGTTGTTACTGTACCGGCAGTATCTGCTGTGATACTAGTTAATAAACTACCATTACCACTGAAATAATTTGCAATAGCAAGGTTACCTAAATTAGCATTTCCTGACTTAATGTTTCCTGTAACATTAGCACTTATCAATGTACCTAAACTTGTAATGTTAGGTTGACTATTACTTGTTAATGTTATATTTCCTGTTATATTTGTTGCTACTAAATTATCTACAGTCAATGTTTTAGATACTTTGTCAAATGTCAAATTACTCGTAGATCCGAAACTACCACTATCATTAAATTGAACTTGTGTATCCACGCCATGGGGTGACCCACTACCACCACCACCGCCGGCAGCTGACCAGCTTAAATTACCAGTACCATCAGTTGATAATACATAGTTAGCAGTACCACCTGTAATTTTTACATTGCCTATATTACCTAAATTTGTTACACCACTAACAGTTAAACTTGTTAATGTACCAACACTAGTAATATTAGGTTGACTACTACTTGTAACAAATTGTGCATCTGTTGCATTATCAGCACTTGTAGCAAAAGCAACATAACCAGTAACATTTCCACCAGTAATGCTACTTAATAAACTACCATTACCACTTATATAATTCGCTTTTACAAGATTACCACCATTAACATTACCTGCTGTTATGTTGCCTGTTACTGATAAACTTGTTAATGTACCTAAACTTGTAATATTTGATTGTGCGGCAATTGTAATATTACCAGCATAAGCAGCATAGTTAGCATTTGCTACTATACCACTTACATTACTACCATTAATGTTAGTTAGTAAACTACCATTACCACTAAAATAGTTACCTGCAATTAAATTAGCACCACTAATATTACCTGCTTGTAAATTACCAGTACTGATAATAGTATTAGATGTAACTGTGTTAGCAACAACACCACTATAAACATTTGCGTTGCCAACATTAATGTCAATTGTTCCACCTGATAATGAATTGTCTACATATTGTTTGGTTGCGGCATCAGTATTAGCGGTAGGATCTAATAAATTCCTAATCTGGGCTGGTGCGGGAAATATTAATGCCATTTTATGTTACCGTATATAAGAAAGTTGCCACAGAGAAATTTGTGAACCCATAGATATTATAACTATATCCAGAAATTGTTTGACTACTAGTTATTGCTGGATCTTGTCCAACTTGACTACCTAAGAATGTATAAGCAAAACTATGACTACTTACGCCAGGAATTGCTATCCATAAGTAATCACTTGTTGTTCCGCTTGTAGTTGCACCATCACCTAACACATATTGATGTGTTAGATAACTATCATTTGTTGTTAATTGTGGGATAGTTGCTGAATTTGTAATTTTATAAAATACAGGGTAGTATTTGGTTGCTGCAGCAACAGTTCCAGTTACTGTGCTAGGTATAGTTCTATTACCATAACCATACAATCCACTTCCATATAAATCTAAACTACTTAATGTATAACTACTTGTACTATCTATACTATCGCTTGTTCCACTTGTTTGACCTGTTCTTGTCAAGTATGTACTACTGATTAATCCACCACTGTATGTAATATTACCTGCTGTGGCAGAACCTGTAACAGTAGCACTCCAATTAAAACTTTGATTTAAATTAAAATACGGTACTGTACTACTTGGGAAGCTACCTGTCAATGAATTCAATGTAAAAGCAACAGGTTGTGTAGCGTTAAGTGTTGTGCCTGAACTGTTAAATTTACCTCTACTAGTTGTTAAACTTACATTTACTGAACTTGTACTGGTTGTTTGTACTGTACTGCTAAAATAACTACTTGGTATTGTATAAGTTCCATTACCTGTAATATTTAATGCTAATAAATTACTACCTGTAATAGTACTTGAACCAATCGTAATTGTGTCACTGCTGTTAATACTGAAAGTAGCATTACTTAAAGTTAATGTAATATTGACATTTTGTGTATTAATACTACTTGCCAAATAATTAGCATATGCGTTTTTAGTTGCTGTGCCACTAGCCCATATATCTGTTGTACTAAGTGTTACAGGACCTAATTGTTCAATTGTGAATACACCACCTGGGTATTGACTATTTGCATAATCTGCTACAATACTAATTGTAGAACCTGCAACTACATTACTAACATTACTTACTATATAAGTTTTTGTATTAACTGCACTTGAACTGATATTTGTAAGTTTACTACCATCACCAATTAGATAATTTGCAGTTATGTTACCATTATTAACAACTAAGTCTGTGCTACTGCTAGTTAAGTTTGCATCACCTAAATGAATACTTGTACCAGATAACCACAAATCTTTCCAACGATTTGTACTATTACCTAAATCGTATGTGATGTTTGCGTTTGGTACTAGATTACTACCAACAATATTAGCAGTAACTTTATTAAGAACTGTATTACCAGAAACTGTTAAATCTGTTAATGTACCAACACTAGTAATATTTGGCTGACTTGAACTATAAACTGTGCCTGCAACTAATGCGTTTGCTACTTGACCAGATACATTACTGCCTGTAATACTACTTAATAAACTACCATTACCTTTTATGTAATTTGCACTTACTAAGTTACCACCTGCAACATTACCTGCAGTTATATTACCACTTACTGTTAAACTTGTAAGAGTACCAACACTAGTAATATTTGGCTGACTTGCTGTATATACAGTACCTGCAACTAGTGCATTACCAACTTGACCACTGACATTACTTCCGGCAACACTATAAGCGTTACCAGCGTTTAGCGCATATGTAGCGTTTGCTACGGTACCGGTAACATTTGCACCTGCTAAACTAGTTAACCCTGAGCCATTTGCAACAATTTTATCAACAGTTAATGTTTTTGTAGTGCTATCAAAAGTAAAGTTAGCACTTGCACCAAAACCAGTATTATTGTTATATTGAACTTGTGTATTGGCACCACCAGCAGTAGTAGTAGCTGGTGCGACCCAAGTTAAATTACCTTGTCCATCTGTTCTAAGAATATAGTCTGGACTACCGCCTAAGATTCTTACATTACCTGCTAGTCCTAACTGACTAACACCACTTACACTTAATTGACTTAAACTACCTACGCCACTAAATGTACCCAAAAAGTAATTGGCTTTTAAATTTCCATAAGTATTAATTGTAAGTGTGCCGTCTGTATTTGTTACATTACTAGCGACTGCAAATTGACCATTAGCATTATCATATCCTATAAATGCAGTTTGAGCACCACTACTATAATAATGTAGTGCTAAACCTCTTGCTAATCCATCATCAGTTGTTAATGTAGCACCGTTTGCGCCACCACCTAAATCAATAACTGGATCTTCTAATTGTGTTGTTGTACTATTAACGGTTGTGGTAGTACCAGTAACGGTTAAATTACCTACAATATATGTGTCTTTGACATTAAGGTTAGCATTGATGAATACATTACCTGCAACACCAAGACCACCTTTAACTACTAATGCACCTGTATCATAACTAGAGGAAACGGTACTGCCGTTAATAGACAGGTTAGTGTCTATTATAGCATTACCGTATATTCTTGTGCCTGATTTTAATAGTGCCATGGTCTCTGGTTTATCCTTCTACTATCTACTTATGATATTCCAGTCACCTCATCAAAAACTCCTGAAATAATAAGTTTACCCGTTTGTTTTTGCTGCATAACCCTATTATTCTCCGTTCCTGAAACCTCATCAAACTCACCCGCATACACCTTTGATGGTGTGATGCGGTGATTTGATATAGTAATCTCATCTAGTTCTACATCATTACTGATGTAGAACTTTCCGGATTTATCAAGTCTTGCTGCAACTTTAGTTGACATCCTTTATCTCCTTAATTGAAGATAAAGTCTAAACTACCTGAAGTTGCGTTATACTTGATATATGCAGCACTATCTGTGTTAGCAGAACCATGTGCGAAACCTAATACATTACCTGTATAGATATTACCTTGTGCAGAAATACCACCAGCAGTTGTAATAGCACCACTTATAGCATTAGCACTGTCAGTTGTACCATTTACAGTTAAGAAGTGATTACTAGTGATATTATTACCAATAATATTTCCAGTTCCAGTAATTACACCAGTAACTTCTAAACCAGTACTTGCTACATTGATAATTTGTGTACCTGCTACTGCTACAGTAACATTACTGTTTAATGCTACTTTAACATTACTTGTACCATTATCAATTTGTGATAAGTCAACTGTTGACCAACTTAGTGTACCACTACCATTAGTTTGTAGATATTGTCCACTTG